ATTGAGCCGTGCCCGCCGCCATTGACGCCACAGTGGGTGGAGCTTCGGCCAACAGCTATGTGACGCTGGCGGCTGCTGACACCTACTTTGAAACGGTGCCTGATTCCAGCACCTGGACCACCAAGACCACCGACCAAAAAAACCGCGCCCTGATCTCCGCCACCCGCTGGATCGACGCGCTCAGCTTCTACGGCGATCGCTGCACCGACACCCAAGCCCTGAAGTGGCCCCGCGACAACTACACGGTGGACGGCGTTGATCTCGCCTGCACCGTGATCCCCGACGGCATCAAAACCGCCACCTACGAGCTGGCACGCGCCTTCGCCAACGACACCGACGCCATCACCGGCAGCACTGGCACCACCGGCATCTATGACCAAGTGGAACTGGGCGAACTCAAAGTCAAATACAACAAAACCAGCCAAACCAGCGGCGTCATCAACAACGTCTTCGACGTCTACCCGTGGCTCCAAACCTACCTAGGCCCTTACTGCATGGGTGGCGCCGCCAACTACGCCGTCCGCCTCTTCCGAGGGTGACATGGGCCTAATCGACGACACTTTTGCCCCAATCCCGACCTCAATCCTTGCGGACTGGGGCCAGGACATCACGTTCATCAAAAGCACCACGCCCCGCACCTACGACCCAACCAGCGGCAACGTTTTCGGCCCCGACATTTCCGTAACGGTAAAAGCTGTCATCACCCGCGTCACACCCCGCGAATCCGAAGGTCTGTACCAAGCCACCGACGTCAAATTCATCTTCGGCAGCAACGAACTTGGAACCTACTACCCAACTGAAGCCGATCGCATCCGTTATACCCAAGCCGGTGTTACCCGCGAGGCCAAAATCCTCAACGTCAACACTTACCGAGGCGACGCCCCCGTGCTCCACATCGTCATAGCGAGGCCCCAGTAATGGCACGCCGCCGCAACGACTTCATGCGTTTGGCAAAAAATATCGAAGCCGGCTTCCTTGCCCCCTTCATTATTGGCGTGGCACGCAGCGCCGAAAACATCGTCCTCCAACTACAAGAACAAGGACCAGCTTGGTCCGGCCAATTTTCCAATTCTTGGGAAATAGCTACCCCCAGCAAAGTATCCACTGGTACTGGTGCCTCTGGCGAAGCTCAACGACTTAAAGCGCCAATTCTTACGGTTGACGAATTTAAATTTAAACCAGAAATTAAATACTACATTGCAAACAAGGCCCCTCACGCAGATGTAGCCCTCGACTTGGTTGAAAGTAACTACCGCTATCCGGGCTACGAACCTATTAAAAAAGCAGAAAGAGGTCAACGAGTCAGCGGCCTGCGCGGTGATCTTGCTGTAAACCCAACTGGACCCAACAGACGCACTGCCCCATTGGATTGGTACACCACTTATTTGCGTGGTGGAGCGATCGACAAAACCATCAGCTTGTACATGGACCAGTCCCTTCGTAATGTGAAGTTATGAACTACCAATCCATCCGCGCCACCGTCGAAAACCCGCTGCTGACAGCCTTTGGCGCGTTGGTTCCAGCGGTTCCTGTCTACTTCGACAACATCACCGCCGTCCCACCCAACACAACGACTGAATACATCCGCGTCAACGTCACCTTCGGCATCACCAACGAACCAACGCTGACTTCCAGCGTGGATAATGCCCGTGGCGCGATAGTCATTCGCATTTTTACGGAAAAAGGTCGCGGCCCCGCCCGCAACCAAACCCTGCTGACCACAGCAGTCAACGCCCTTGAAACGTTAAACAATACCGCCAAAACAACTAGCGGCGTCTTTTTCCGCGTCGGTGAAATAAACGGCCCAACGTTCTCCGCCACAGAAGATGCGCCCCATTTCGTGGGTCGAATTGACACCTCTTTCGTTGCAACTGTCCTGTCTTAGATAATGTTTAGGACAGGCGCTAACCTGTAATAAGCCGGGCAGTGCCCGCCCAGAAACCCCCGCCTCTTGGTACGCCCCTATGGCCACCACCGTTCTGTCCGGCACGTCCGGCGCTCTCTACTACAAGCCCGCTGGCACCACCGGTTCGTTCGGTGAAGCTGGCGTCAACATCAGCACCGACGTCATCACGGTCGAGACCTACCTGAACTTCAAGGTTGGTGACCCCGTGAAATTCCGCGTGGTGAACAGCCAGACCGGCGGCTCCGGCACCGGCACGCTGCCTGCCCCCATCTCTGACGCCACCACCTACTACGTTCTCAGCTACACCGCTGCCACTGGTGCGCTGACCGTCTCCACCAGCGCCGGTGGCACCATCCTGGCCATCACCGACGACGGCACCGCCGTTGCCCCCAACGAATTCGAGGTCTATTACGCCGACTTCGCCGTTGTGGGCCAAGTCCGCGACTGGAGCTTCGAGATCAGCCGCGCTGAAATCGACGTCACCACCATCGGCCAAACCCCTGGTCAGTACGTGCCCTTCCGCACCTACATCAGCGGCTTCGGCGACGGCACCGGCACCGCCACGGTCTACATGACCAACGAGGACGCCGCCCTGTCCAACCGCATGATCCAGGACGTGCTGCAGCGCCAGCAAGACGGCGCCGCCTTCAAGCTGTACACCGACCGGGTGTTCAGCGGCGGCAGCCTGAGCGAGACCCTCAGCCGCTCGATCAGCTTCGACGCTGTGCTGACCTCCGCCAGCCTGAACATCAACCCCGACGACGCCCAATCGGTGACCGTCAACTTCCGCCCCGCTGGCACCCCCACCTTCGACTTCGCTCAATCCTGATAACTTGTCGAATGGACGAGACCGTGACCCCGGCTTTACCGCCGGGGTTTTTTATTTCTAGTCCGCTACAGTAGTGCCATACCCAAATTTCTGGTATGCCAGTTCCTGTCCGCGCCATTGACCGCCTCCGCAAGGCCGCCAACCTGGAGCCTGCCAAAAAGACCGTCACGCTTAGCGACGGTAGTGACTTTGAGATGTGGGTGACACCGCTGACCATGGCCGAGCGCGAACGCGCCCAAAAACAGGCCAAGTCCGACGACGCCAACGCCTTCGCCCTCCAGCTGCTCATCACCAAAGCCCTGGACGACACTGGCGCCAAGATCTTCAACGCCGGCGAAATCGACGTCTTGAAGAACGAAGTCAAGGACAAGGACCTGCAAGCCCTGATGCTGGCGATCCTGACCGACGGCGAGGAGCCGATCGACCCAAAATCCTGAGTGCCGAGCTTCGGAAAGACACTTGGCTCATGCTGCAATTCGGAGTCGCCAAGGAGCTAGGCAAAACACTTTCCGAAATCAGCACCACGATGACCGCCGAGGAATTGCTCGGCTGGAGCGCCTACTTCCAAATCCTGAACGAGGACCAGCAAAAGGAACTCGACAAGGCCAAACGCCGCCACTAACCCTGGCGGCTTTTTACGGCGTAAACTGAAGTACCAGAGTGTGACGCGGCGCCGTGGCCTACAGAGCCGATATTGAAATTGCGGTTCGCGGCGCACAAGAACTCAAGCGCCTGCAGAATGAAATTTCAGCCACCTCTAAGTTAGTTGACGGTTTAAATAACTATCTAGAAAACATAGGCACAGGAGGTATAGTAAGAAGCGTAAATAATTTAAAATCTGTAGTAGCAGACGCCGCAGAAGCGTTTAATAAAGCTGCTCTAGGTACAGATGAAGCTACGATTGCAGCCAGAAAATATGCTCAAGCTACTGATAGCTTAAATGCCGGCTTACGAGAACGTGCAGCGTTACTAGACAAAATAAATAGGCAAGAACGAGCAGCTGCTTTAGTGCGTGCAGGCGTAAATATGCCTGCTTCTCAACTCTTGCTTCCAGCAGCTGCACCTGGGGCCCCGGCAATGAGTGGCGGTGCCCGCCGCCGAATTACCGGCCCTGTGGAACGCCTTGGCGGCGCACGCACCGAAGACCAAGCTGCAATGGCCTTGCGCTTCGCGCAGGCTCTTGAAGAACAAGTACGCCCGTTAAGTCAGATACAGGCGCTATACGCGGGGATCGCCGGTCAAGCGGTAAAACTGCAGGGGATAAAGGCTCTGCCCGACTCCACAATGCTTAACGCTTCTGCAAGAGGCATTAAACAACTTGAACTAGGTCAAGACAGTTACAACCGCGAACTTAAAGAATCGGCAGACCGTATTCAGCAACTTGACCGACTTGAAGAAAGCCGTGCCCGTAGGGCGCGTAAATTACAAGATAGACAAGCATATTTTAACAACGAACCCGCATCATCAGTAGCAGGTCCAGGAGGCTTTGGCACTGCTATGCGTGGTCGTGCTGGAGGCGCTATCAGTAGTGCAATTATTGGTGGCGGCTTTCCTCTACTGTTCGGTCAAGGAGCAGCTGCGGCAACAGGCGGTGCCCTTGGCGGTTTAGCCGGCGGTCTTCTCGGAGGAGGTTTCGGCTTCGCGCTTTCTATTGCTGGTACGGCTATCGGAGATATAATTACACAGTCGGAAACATTAAATAAATCTCTGGCAAATCTTAATTCTAGTTTGTCTTCAACTGGCAACACATCGACTACAACGGCAGATGACATAAAGAGCCTGGCAAAAACACTGCAAATAACAAATGACGAAGCTCTAAAGCTAGTAAATACTTTTAGCCAGTTCGGAGACGCCCAAACGCGAGAGGCTTTGGCAACGCTGTTTGGGGGCGTTGGAGGAGCAGCTACATTTGAAGCTATTGCCCGCGCTGGAATAGACGAGAAAAACGCGCTGTCCTCTATATTTGAACTGCGTAAGTACATTGGTACTGAAGCTGCCAATCAATTAGCGTTACAGCTAAATACAGTTGGAGCAACGCAAACTCAAGCCGCTCTACTAAAACTTGTAGTTGAAAGAAGCATACAAAGTGCCGTAGCTGCTAAGAGTCAAGTGCAGTTTACGGATAATCTGCTAAGTACGTGGGAAAATATCGTTGCAGGCATTGCAGGCGCATTAAGCCTAGCTATTCAATTTATACAAAAAATGCGCGAGGGTAGTTTACTGAGACTACCCTTCCTGGATCAAGTTGCTGCTGCGCTGGAAGGTGTAAGAGCCCGCAGCGGTAAGCAAATTGCTACACAAAATGCGGCTGAACTTGAAAAACAAATGCGGGCTGCTGTTGAAGCAGCAATGAGAGGTTTGACGCAAGAAACAGGAGCTTTGGGATTACAAAGTGCTTTACAGGATCAGTACACAGCAAAACCCAAGGGACCTGAAAGTCGTGCGGGGCAATTAAAAGAAGAACTTGCAGCAATAGTAGCCATCGGTGAAGCAGAAGACCGCATCAGAGATTTGCAGTTCCAGGGTAGGGACTACACAGCATTGGCAGCAGAAGAAGACAAAATTAGAGCAGATATTGAACGCGATCGCGTAAAAGCTCTTTTAAGTGCAAATTACGCTAGCGAAAAAGGTCTAATTAACCAGATTGCCCTGGCACGTCTTGAAAACTTGCGTTTAGAAACAGCGGACAAGGCTCGGGCAATCAATCAGAAGAAATTTGAAGACGAGTTGCAGGCAGCAGCTGCTGTAAGGCAAAGCGTGCAGTCGTTTGTGCAGATTCGTAAAGAGCAAGAGTTCCAAGCTCAATACGCTAAAACGTACAACCGCCTTGTTACCGAAGGTTTGCTGCCCGCAGAGGCACAACGAATTGCTAACTACGAAAAAATGATTGCACAGCAACTAGATGCTGTGGCAGAGCAAATTAAAATTACGGACCTTGCAATTATTGAGGCTAAGGCCCGTGGTGCAAGCACCGTTGAACTAGAAAAACAACTCAAAATCTATAAAGATCAGCAAGATGCTATTAAAGGTGAAGCTGCAAAAGGCCCTGGTGAAGGCCCTACAGATCGCCAACGTCTAGAAGATCAAATAGCAAAACTACGCGGCGAGCTAAACACGCTAACTGATCCCATTAATCAAATTACAGCTGCTGCTGAAGGCATTGGATCCGCCTTTGCCAACTCGTTCAAGGGAGTTGTATCTGGCGCCATGACCGCCCAAGAGGCGCTGTCCTCGTTCTTCCAAAGCGTGGCCGACCGCTTCCTAGACATGGCGGCCCAGATCATCGCCAAGTGGATCGAAATGACGATCCTCAACAGTGTCCTTAACCTTTTCCCCGGCGGCGGAATGGGTCTTGGGGGTGCTACGGCCGCTGCGGGCAAATTAAATCCTGCTGTCGGATTTGGGGTTGGCCCTATTGGATTTAGAGCAGCAGGCGGTCCTGTATCTGCTGGCTCGCCCTACATCGTCGGCGAAAAAGGCCCCGAGTTGTTCGTCCCAGGCCGCAGCGGCGGTATCGTGCCCAACGACAGCCTTGGAATGGGAAGCGCCAACGTCGTGGTGAATGTGGACGCCAGCGGGTCTAGTGTGCAAGGCGATGGCAACCAGGCCAACCAGCTCGGTAAAGCCATCGGCATCGCGGTCCAGCAAGAACTCATCAAACAAAAACGCCCCGGAGGCTTGCTCGCCTAATGGCCACCTTCCCCAGCTACAACCCGACCTACTCGGCCAACAAGAGCAGTCAGCCGAATGTCCGCACGGTCCGATTCGGCGACGGCTACCAACAGCGCCTGACCTACGGCCTCAACCAAAATCCGAAAGAGTGGCGCCTCAGCTTCAACGTCACCGACGCTGACGCCGACATCATCGAAACCTTCCTAAACGACCGCGCCGCCGACAACGCCAGTTTTGACTGGACCCCACCCGACACCACCACGTCTTACAAGTGGATCTGCCCCAGCTGGACCCGCGAAATGTACGATTTCCAGCGCAGCAAAATCGACGTCACCTTCCAACAAGTATTTGAACCCTGATGGCGTATTCAGCCTGGGCCAGTTCAACCGCTTATGCCGTTGGCGCGATTGTCCGCGCCACCAGCCTGCAGGCATCCGGCCTCGTCTTCCAATGCACCACAGCTGGCACCAGCTCCAGCGCCCAACCCGCCTGGCCAACCGACATTGGCAGCACCATCACCGATGGCACGGTTGTTTGGACGGCGATCAGCAGCGTCTACGAAGAACTGGCCGCGCTGGCACCGAGCGCCATCATCGAACTATTTGAGATGACGCTTGACAGCGCCCTGCACGGCAGCAGTGACACCTATCGCTGGCACAACGGCTGCAACGCCAACGTCACCGGCAACATCACTTGGAACGGCAATACCTACACCCGCCTGCCCGTCAAGGCCGACGGTTTTGAATACAGCAACACCGGCACGCTGCCGCGCCCCACACTGACCATCAGCAACTTGGACGGCACCATGACCACGCTGCTGTTGCTGGTCAACGCCACCACACCCGGCAACGACCTCGGTGGCGCCACCGTCAAACGCATCCGCACCCTCAAGAAATACCTAGACGGCGAAACCTCCGCCGACCCACATGCCAAATTCCCCGATGAGGTCTGGTACGTGGACCGCAAAGCAAGCGAAAACCGCGACTCTGTGAGCTTCGAGCTGGCCAGCAAATTCGACCTCGCTGGCGTGATGATCCCCAAGCGCCAGATCATCGCCAACATCTGCCAGTGGCGTTACCGCAGCACCGAGTGCGGCTACACCGGCAGCAACTACTGGGACGCCAACGACAACGTGGTGGGCACGCTGGCACAGGACAAATGCGGCAAACGCCTCAGCTCCTGCAAATTACGTTTCGGCGAAGTCGCTGAATTGCCCTTCGGATCCTTCCCCGGCGCCGGTCTGACCCAATGAAACTCAGCAAAGCCATCCAAGAAGCTGCCCTGGAGCACGCCAAGGCGGAATTTCCAAGGGAATCCTGCGGTCTGGTCGCCGTGGTCAAAGGCCGCAAACGGTATTTCCCCTGCCGCAACATGGCCGAAACACCAGACGAACACTTTGTGCTGGACCCGGCTGACTACGTTGCTGCCGAGGAACAGGGCGAAATCGTGGCGGTGGTACATAGCCACCCGAAGACCAACCACGCCCCATCCCAAGCTGACCGCGTTGCCTGCGAAAAATCTGGCCTGCCCTGGCACATCGTCAACCCTCAGACCGAACAGTGGGGCTACTGCGAGCCCGAGGGTTTCGAGCTGCCCTACGTGGGACGCGAATTCGTCTTCGGCGTTGTGGACTGCTACACCCTCTGCCGCGACTGGTACAACCGCGAATTCGGCCTCAACCTCAGCGACTACGACCGCCGCGACCAGTTCTGGCTCAAGGGTGAGAATTTATACCTAGACAACTTCGCCAACGAGGGTTTTTACCCAATCCCCTTGGAAGAACTGCAGTACGGCGACGCGATTTTGATGCAGCTCCAGTCACCGCTGCCCAACCACGCTGCCGTCTACTTGGGCGACCAGTTGATTCTGCACCACCTACAAGGCCGACTCAGTAGCCGTGATCTGTACGGCGGTTATTATTTGAAGAGCACCGCCCGAGTCCTGCGGCATGAAAGTCGTTAAGGTCTACGGCGCACTCCGCAAAAAGCTCGGCCAGTGCCGCTTCCAGTTTGAAGCCGACACGCCTGCCCAAGCCCTCAAGGCACTCTGCGTCAACTTTCCCGGCCTTGAAAAGTGGCTGCTGGATAGCGAGCAAGACGGTGTTGGCTACCGCGTAACAATCGGCAGAGAAAAAGTTACTGAGCAAAACGCAGTTTTGATTGCGGCACCATTTAGTGAGCGCGAAGTTTTCAGTATTACGCCTGTAATTGCTGGTGCCGGCCAAGGCGCAGGACAGATTTTTGCAGGCATCGGCCTTATTGCGCTGGCTATTGTCGCCGGTCCAGCCGGTGCTGGCTTTTTAGGTTTAGGCGCTGGCATTTTTTCGGGTGCTACAGCCGCAACTATCTCTACAACCTTGGGTCTAGTAGGAGCGTCGCTTGTTCTTGGAGGCATTGCCCAGGCAATTTCACCTGCACCGGTGCAATCTTCTGCGTCGTTTGAACGAGGGCGCGACGCGGCAAAATTTGAGTCTTTTACGTTTTCCGGCATCGTTAACACCGCCAAGCAAGGTTTGCCCGTGCCAATCGCCTATGGGCGTGTATTTGTTGGCTCCGCTGTTCTCTCCAGCGGCCTTGATGTTGACCAACTGATATGACACGGATTGTTGGCTCTGGCGGTGGTGGCGGTGGCGGTTGCTTCCTAGGGCACACTCTTGTTGCAATTCCCGGCGGCACGCGCCGCATTGACGAGCTGCAGGCCGGTGATCTTGTCCTGAGTTTTGACGACGAGGGCAAACTGCATGAAGCCAAAATCCTCAAAGTCCACGAACACGAAGGCGAGCGCGTCATTCGTTACACGCTCTGGGGCGGCGAGCATCTTGATGCCACCCCTAACCACTGGGTCCTCAACCAGTTCAATACCTTCGTCGAAATCGACACGCTCGGTTCCGACGACTGCCTCGTTGATGCCAACAACCACCTGCGCCCAATCGTCGGCAAAACCGAATTCTGCACTGGCACTGTCTACAACCTGACGGTCGAAGGCCACCACACCTTCATCGCCAACAACATCCGCGTCCACAATGCCGGCCTAGGTCTCGGCATTGCTGGTGCTGGCGGCGGAGGCGGTGGCGGCGGTAAAGGCGGCGGTGGTGGCGGTGGCTCCAGCCGCACCCCAACAGAAGCCGACGACTCACTCCAGTCAGTTCAATACGCCAGCGTGCTGGATCTGCTGTGCGAAGGCGAAATTGACGGCATCGAAAACGGCGAAAAGGGTATTTATCTGGAAGGCACACCCGTCCGCGACGCCGCCAACAACGCCAACTTCGAGGGCTACACAGTCGTCACCCGCACTGGCACGCAAGCCCAGAGTTACATCAGCAACGCGAATGGCACCGAAAGCGAGGAAGGCGTCAACGTTGAAGTTGTTAATGCCACGCCAGTTGTTCGCACCATCACCGATTCCGATGTGGATCGTGTGCGCGTCACGCTGCAGGTCCCATCACTGCAGATCATCGAAGATGACGGCGACATTGTTGGCCACAGCGTCCAAGTCCGCATCCAAGTCCAGTACAACGCCGGCGGCTATACAACCGTTGTAGACGACACGATCAGCGGCAAAACCAGCAACCGCTATCAGCGCGACTACATGATCCCGCTGTCTGGCGCATTCCCCGTTGACATCAAAGTCATTCGCGTCAGCGCCGACGAATCGAGCACCAAACGCCAAAACCAAACCTACTGGTTCAGCTACACCGAAATTATCGACGAAAAACTGCGCTACCCCAACAGCGCCCTTTGTTATCTGCGGTTTGATTCCCGCCAGTTCGACTCAATCCCGACCCGCAAGTATCTGATTCGCGGACAAAAAATCCAACTGCCCAGCAACGCCACCGTCAATACCACCACTTACCTGGGTCGCGTTACCTATTCCGGCGTCTGGGACGGCACCTTCGGCGCCGCAACTTGGTGTAACGATCCAGCTTGGTGCTTGTGGGACTTGCTGACCAACACCCGTTACGGCGCCAGCATCCCCACCAGCAGCCTGGATCGCTATGACTTCTACGCCATCAGCCAATACTGCAACGCCCTTGTTGACGACGGCAAAGGTGGCTTGGAACCACGCTTCTCCTGCAACCTGTTGATCAACAGCCGCGACGAGGTTTACAACGTCATCCAAGAGATGACCAGTCTGTTCCGTGGTATCGCGTACTACGGCGCCGGCTCGCTCGTCCTCCAGCAGGACAAACCCACCGACTCGCAATATCTGCTGGGACCCAGCAACGTTGTTGATGGTCTTTTTATCTACAGCGGCACATCACAAAAAGCCCGCCACAGCGTCGCCACTGTTGCTTGGCAGTCCTACGACACTCTTGGCGAAGTTGAGTACGAATACATCGAAGATGCAGACGCTGTAGCCAAATACGGCATCATCAACAAAGACATCAAAGCCTTGGGCTGTTACAGCCAAGGTCAAGCTCACCGCGCTGGTAAATGGGCACTCCTTAGCGAACAAAACCTAACCGAAACTGTCACCTTCTCGGTGTCAATCGACAGCGGCATCATCCTGCGCCCTGGAATGGTGATTGACATTGCCGACCCGATGAAGACGGGTACACGTCGCAGCGGTCGCGTCAGTTCTGCAACCACAACAGCAATAACCATCGACAACAACAGTCTGACCGTCAACGTATCTAGTAGCCCAACTATTTCGGTCTTGATGCCAACCGGCTTGGTTGAAACACGCACCATTGTTAACATTTCAGGCCGCATTATTACAGTCAACAGCGCCTTCAGCGAAGCCCCCAACGCCAACGCAATCTGGCTCATCCAAACCAGCGACATCGAAGCACAACAGTTTCGCGTTCTTAATGTTGCTGAATCGGAAGACGGCATCTACGGCGTCACCGCCCTGCAGTACAACAGCAGCATTTACAACGCGATTGAAAGCGACAATACTCTGACCACCCGCGACATCAGTAACCTCAGCGATCCACCTGATCCGGTCAGCAGCATTAGCGGCACTGAATACCTTTACCAAGACGGGCAAGGTGTATTTTCAGGCTTCAGTCTTAGCTGGATCAGCCCCAAGGAACGTGTTTCTGAGTTCCGCATCAAATATCGAATCGACAATGACAACTGGCAACAAATCAATACACCATCACCATCAACAAAAATTCTTGATACACGCCCCGGAACGCTATACATCCAAATTCAGGCATACAGTTACCTGAACAAAGGCAGCACGATTGCAACCGCGCAATTTTCGCTTGTCGGCAAAACCGCTGTCCCCGGCAACGTCCAAAACCTAAGTTTTGAGGCCATCAACGCCAACTCCGGTCGCCTGCGCTGGGACGAGACTGTTGATCTTGATGTGAAGGTCGGCGGCAAAATCCACATCCGCCACAGCAACCTGACCGACGGCACGGCTAGCTGGAGCAACAGCGTTGACCTAATCCCCGCCAAATCCGGCAGCGCCACCGAGGCCATCATCCCGCTGGTGGAAGGCGAGGTGCTGGTCAAGTTTGAGGACGATGGAGGCCGCCAAAGCGCCAGCGAAACCAGCATCATCATCGACCTGCCCGACACGCTGGCACCGCTCACGCTAATCAACCGCCGCGAAGATCAAGACGCGCCACCATTCCAAGGTACGCGCACCAACGTTTTCTACAGCGACGAATTTGACGCCCTGACGCTGGATGGCTCGGAATTATTTGACACCGTGCTTGACGTGGACGCCATGGTTACGTTCGACGTGATTGGTGACGTTCAAAGTTCCGGCAGTTACAACTTCGCCAACACCGTTGATTTTGGCAACACGTTCTCCGTTGATTTCAGCCGTTACTTCGTCACCCGTGGTTATTTTCCCAGCGACCTAATTGACAGCCGTTTGGCCGAAGTAGACACCTGGAGCGACTGGGACGGCGGTGTGATCGACGCGGTGAACGCCACCCTTGAACTCCGCAGCACTACCGACAACCCCAGCAGCAGTCCGACTTGGAGCGCATGGCAGCCGTTCGTTAATGGCACCTTCCGTGGCCGTGGCTTCCAGTTCCGCACCACACTGACCAGTCACGACATTGCCGAAAACATCCTTGTGGATGAGCTGGGTTATCTGGCCAGCGTCCAACGCCGCACCGAGCAAAGCGTCGCCGCCATCTCCGGCACCACCAATACCGGCGTGACCTTCACCCACCCGTTCTTTACTGGGACGGCCAGCATCGGCGGCTTAAATGCCTATTTGCCTAGCGTCGGCATAACGGCGCAAAACCTGCAGGCTGGCGACTACTTCCAAATCAGCGCCGTCACCGGAACCGGCTTCACCATCAGCTTCTACGACTCCAGTAACAATCCCGTAACGCGCCAGTTCACCTGGAGTGCTAGCGGATACGGGCGAGCCGGTTAAACTTCTACAAGATGACTTGCGCCTGACGCTGTGGCACAGCACGATTATGTGATCAGCAATGGCACAGGTGCTGCTGTCCGTTCTGATCTGAATGGTGCGCTGGGCGCCATCGCCACCAACAACAGCGGCGCCACTGAACCAACCCCCGCCTACGCCTATCAATGGTGGCCTGATACGACCACCGGCTTGCTGAAGATCCGCAATGCCGCCAACTCCGCGTGGGTGACAGTTGGCACACTGGCCTCTGCCAACCTCGGCCTGCTGACCACCACCTCCGCAGCCAGCACCTATCTCGCCTTGGCGGGCGGCACCATCACCGGCGCCCTTGAGATTGGCTCCGCTGGTTCGTTGGTATTTGAGGGCAGCACCGCTGACGGCAACGAAACCACACTGGCGGTCACGGACCCAACCACAGACCGCACGATCACGCTGCCAGATGCCACTGGTACGGTGCCGCTGCTCGGCTTGGCGCAGAGTTATACCGCCGCTCAGCGTGGTGCGATCACTGCCCTGACCTCAGCCAGCACCGTCACTCCCGACTTTTCGCTGGCCAACAATTTCAGTCTGACCTTGGGGCATAACGCCACCTTGGCGAACCCGACCAACCTGACCGCCGGCCAAAGTGGTGTCATCTTCATCACACAAGATGCCAGCACCGCCTATACGCTGGCGTTCGGTAGTTACTGGGACTTCAGTGGCGGCACCGCCCCTTCTGTCACGAGCACGCTGTCGGCGGTGGACTGCTTGGTCTACGCGGTCCGCAGCAGCACCAGCATCCACGCCCAACTGATCACGAACCTGAGCTGAGACATGGGAGTTCCCGGAAGCGCCAATTTTCTACTCGCCGGCTCGCAGGGCTACCGCATCGAACGCAGCCTGCGGTTCAACTCGGCGGATTCGGCGTACCTCAATAGGACTCCGGCGAGTGCGGGAAATAGGCGCACATTTACCTGGAGTGGGTGGGTAAAACGCTCAAAATTTGGAGACGAAAACAAAACCTTCACTGCAGGTTCGAGCGGCATAATCACTTATCTGCAGTTTCAAGATAACGTTACCGATGGTCTAACGTTTGCCCGCTACACAGGTACTCATACGTTTCGTTTAAGCACAACACAAGTATTTCGCGATTCATCTGCGTGGTACCACATCACCTTGGCTGTGGACACGACCCAAGCAACAGACACTAACCGGGTAAAGATTTACGTCAACGGGACTCAAATTACTGTCTTTACAACTGCAACATACCCTGCACAAAATCTCGATCTTGAAATTAACAATACAAACGACCACCGCATTGGAAGCGGATCAGTTGGTTTTTCAAGCTCTGGCTATCTTGACGGCTACCTCACCGAGATCAACTTCATCGACGGTCAAGCCCTGACCCCCAGCAGCTTTGGCGAGACCGACACCATCACCGGCGTCTGGAAGCCCAAGAAGTATGCCGGCACCTACGGCACCAACGGCTTCTACCTCAACTTCTCGGACAACTCCGGCACCACCAGCACCACACTGGGCAAGGACAGCAGCGGCAACGGCAACAACTGGACGCCCAACAACTTCAGCGTGACCGCTGGCTCCGGCAACGACAGCATGATCGACACCCCAACGCCCTACGCCGATGGCGGTAATGGCAGGGGGAATTACTGCACCTGGAACCCGCTCAGTTCAAGCATCTTTGGAAGCAACTTTGATGGAAATCTGAAATTCGACGTTCCCAACGCACGCAGTTGCTTGGGTAATTTTGCGATGTCATCGGGCAAATGGTATTGCGAAATTTCTATGGGACAAATTGGGGCGGTTGTTGGTATTGCAGCGGCAACGCTAAGTTTCACTGCAGCAGGTGCTAATGACGCGTTTGGCACCATTAATGGGTGGGGTTATGTCAGCACTGGGAACAAACGAACAAACAATAGTGACTCGGCATACGGAGCTTCTTGGGTAGCCAATGACATTATTGGTGTTGCTTACGATGCAGACGCCGGATCTCTTACATTTTACAAAAATGGAGTGAGCCAAGGTGCGGCGTTTACTGGTATTACTGTCCCCGTTGTATTTGCGGCATACGGTGGAGCTGGCACAACTACCGGAACATTTGCAACCTTGAACGCAGGCCAACGCCCCTTTGCCTACACCCCGCCGTCGGGCTTCGTGGCGCTGAACACGCAGAACCTGCCCGAGCCGTCGATTAAGAAGCCGAACCAGTATTTCAACGCTGTGACGTACACCGGATCTTCCAGTTCCGTTTCTGTTACTGGCGTTGGTTTTCAGCCAGACTTTATTTGGACAAAGGCCAGAAGCACTACGTTCAACCACGGCGTATTTGATTCTGTTCGTGGCTTTGGTTCTGGCGCGACAAAAATCTTGTTTACAAACAATACAAATGCGGAGCAAACGCAGAGCAACATTCTTAGTGTCAACTCCGACGGTTTTACTACAGGAACAACAAGCGTTGGCGAAACCAACAATTCTGGTGACACCTACGTCGCTTGGAACTGGAAAGAAAGCGCCACGCCGGGGTTTGACATTGTGACCTATACGGGGAACGGCACTGCCCGCACCATCGCTCACTCGCTTGGTGTTGCGCCAAGCTGGATGGTCGTTAAAAGGCGTGATGCCGCTGAAGACTGGGGGGTGTATCACGTCAGCATGGGCAACGGCAATTATATGTACTTAAACGGAACCCAAGGGTCTACTTCTGGAAGCGTGTGGAACAACACAACTCCTACCAGCAGCGTGTTTTCTGTCGGCACCTCCACTGTGGTCAATGCCAACACCGGCACCTACGTCGCCTACCTGTGGTCCGAAGTCGCGGGCTTCAGCAAGTTCGGCAGCTACAGGGGCAACGGGTCCAGCGATGGTCCGTTTGTGTTCTGTGGGTTTAGGCCACGGTGGATCTTGATAAAGACCAGCTCTACTACCGGTAATTGGCACGTAATGGATGCTGTCCGCGGGACTTCAAATGCGATCACTGCCCGTCTGTTTCCGAACCTAAATAACGCAGAGCAAACAGGCAGCACCGACATTGATTTCTTGTCTAACGGATTTAAGATCCGGAATAACATATCTGGATTCAATGATAACGGCGTAACACACGTTTATGCCGCATTCAGCGAGTCTGCCTTTAAATATTCCCTCGCCCGCTGACCTATGAAACGGGCATCTACTCACCGGAGCTAACAATGGCCTTCCTGCTCGATGGTCAGCCCCTCGCGGTTGACACCCCCTTTAAGACCCCAGACGGCACGCAATACCCCGCCAACTGGCTGCGCCTCTCCACGCTGGAGGAGAAGGAAGCCATCGGCATCACCGAGGTGCCCGATCCCACGCCCTATGACCAGCGCTTCTACTGGGGCTACGACGCCGAAGGCCACCTAATCCCCAAAGATCACGTTCAACTCGTCGAGCAGTGGACCGCCGCTACACGCCAAACCGCTGGCACGCTGCTGTCGCCCACCGACTGGATGATCATCCGCGAAGCGGATAACGGCACCGTCATCGACCCCGCCATCAAGACCTGGCGTGAAGACATCCGCCTCGCCACCGGCACCAAGGTCACAGCCATCAACGCGACCGCCGACACTGACGCCCTAGCTGCCTACATCACCGGCGCCGACTACCCCGTCTGGCCTGCTGATCCCTACGCCCCAGTGGTTGAAACCAGCGAAGATCAGTCCTTAGAATCCAATTAAGGAGGTGCGTTATGGCTGTCTCGCCTGGTGTTTACAACATCACCCTGCAGCGACGCGCTGACTACAGCGTTCAACTGCAGTTCAAGGACAGTGCTGGGGCAGCCATAAACCTGACAAGCTGGACCGTTGCCTCCCAAGCCTGGAGCACCGACCGCGCCACAAAATACGCCGACTTCACAGTTGCCTACACAAACCGTTCGACTGGAACGGTAACGCTGTCATTAACAGATGAACAGACAGCATTATTTCCCGACGAACTGCATTACGACGTTCTTCTAACTAATCCCAGCGGTTTAAAAGAGTATTACCTTGAAGGCATTATTTACGTTGCTCAGGGTTATACGACATGACCAGCGTAAATGTAACAACAACTGAAATCACAGTCGATGTTACTGCCGCTGGCTCAACGACTGTCGTTCAAGTCCCACAAACAACCACCGTCACCGCCGTCACCGAAGGTCCACAGGGTCCGATTGGTCCCGCCGGTCCAGGCGGTCTTGTCGTAGATACCACCGCTAAAGTAGATCAGAGCCTCGTGTACTACGACGCAGGCGCCGCTACATTCAAAGCGGATGCTGTCTGGACCGTTCCCACACTTTCTGACGGGGGAAATTTTTAGACCATGGCCAACACCCTTCGGATCAAGCGCAGTACAACCACTGCCACCCCCGCTTCACTGGCCAATGCCGAGTTGGCCTACTCGGAAAACAGCAACAAGCTGTTCATTGGTGTTGGCACTGGCGGTGCAGGCGGCTCGGCATCCACCATCGTTGCCATCGGTGGCTCTGGTGCGTACACCACGCTTGACACCACTCAAACCGTAAGCGGCAATAAAACCTTTACCGGCAGCGTCGATCTCACTGGTGCAACCGCAACCGCTGCAACTCAGACAGCCAGCGACAGCAGCACCAAGCTGGCCACCACCGCCTTCGTCAAGGCGCAGAACTACATCACCGGCAACCAGACCATCAGTTTTTCTGGTGATGCCTCCGGCTCCGGCACCACCTCCGTCACCTTGACGCTAGCCAGTGTTGGCACGGCTGGTACTTACACCAAGGTCACCACCGACGCCAAAGGCCGCGTCACCTCCGGCACCACGCTCAGCGCCACCGACATTCCGACGCTGACTGCCGCCAAGATCAGCGACTTCGACACCCAAGTCCGCACCAGCCGCCTGGATCAGATGGCGGCGCCGACCGCCTCGGTGTCGTTGAACAGCCAGAAGATCACCAACCTGGCAATGCCGACTGCTGACACCGACGCGGCCACCAAGGCGTATGTGGACGCCTCCCGCAGCGGCCTCGACGTAAAGGCAAGCGTCCGCGCTGCCACCACCGCCAACATCACGCTGTCTGGCCCGCAGACCATCGACGGTGTGGCGGTAATCGCTGGTGACCGCGTGCTGGTCAAGGACCAAAGCACAGCTAGTGCCAACGGCATCTATGTGGTGGCGGCCAGCACTTGGTCCCGCTCGACCGACGCCGACACCGACGCGGAAGTCCACGCCGGCATGTTCACCTTCGTCGAAGAAGGTACGGTCAATGCCGACAGCGGCTGGGTGCTCAGCACCAACAACCCCATCGTTGTTGGCTCGACCTCGCTGACCTTCGCCCAGTTTTCCGGCGCCGGTCAAATCACCGCTGGCGCAGGTCTGACCAAAACCGGCAACACCATCGACGCCGTTGGTACCAGCAACCGGATCACGGTCAATGCCGACTCCATCGACATTGCCTCCACCTACGTCGGCCAAACCAGCATCACCACGCTGGGCACAATCGGCACCGGCACTTGGAACGGCAGCGTCATCGGCGCCACCTACGGCGGCACCGGCGTCAACAACGGCTCCTGCACCATCACGCTGGGCGGCAGCCTGACTTTCTCTGGTGCGTTCACCACCTCCTTCACCGTCACTGGCAACACCAGCGTCACGCTGCCCACCAGCGGCACCCTGGTCAACAGCGCCGTCACCACGCTGTCCAGCCTGTCCTCGGTTGGAACGATCACGACGGGCACTTGGAACGGCACCACGATTACAGTTGCCAATGGGGGCACCGGCGTCACCACTCTGACCGGCCTGGTAAAAGGCAACGGCACCTCAGCCTTTAGTGCTGCAGTGGCTGGCACTGATTACCACGACACCAACTCCACCATCGACGGCGGCACCTTCTAAGGCGCTCCGCTGTCAGTCCCGCCTATATAGGCACAACAGGGAAGGCACATGCCAAACGTCATCAGGATCAAGCGATCCGCAGTATCCAGTAAGGTTCCAGCCGTCGGTGACCTGCAGCTGGGCGAACTCGCCGTCAACACCTTCGACGGCAAGCTCTACACCAAAAAAGATAACGGCACCGCCTCGATCGTCGAGATCGGCGGTAGCAGTGCAGGCGTCACCAGCTTTTCAGCCGGCACCACCGGCCTGACCCCAAGCACGGGCACCACCGGCGCGATCACCCTGGCCGGCACCTTGGCAGTGGCTAACGGCGGCACCGGCGTCACCACGAGCACCGGCTCGGGCAGCACAGTCCGTAGCACCAGCCCGACGCTGGTGACCCCGCTGCTGGGCACGCCCACCTCCGGCACGCTCACCAACTGCACCGGCTACACCTTCGCCAACATCGCCAGCAAGCCCACCACGCTGAGCGGCTACGGGATCACCGATGCGCCAACGACGACGGGAACCGGCGCCTCCGGCACTTGGGGGATCAGCATCACCGGCAGTGCGGCTCAGCTCAACGGGATCAGCTCTACAGGGCTGTTCAACAACATGGGGCAAACCCATTCAACCCGAACGGCGTTTGATGCGAGTACGCCTTCCTATGACTTTGGCCTCCGATATGTCCAAGGTTTTACAAACGGACCAGGCACAGGTGGCAGCCAGTTTTACTCCATGTACATGGGGCTGGGCTCTGAGTACCCAGCAACCGGAGCAGGGTCTTATGGCATGTACATGGCCATTGACCGCAACGTCACCACGCCTTACCTGTCGATCCGATACAACGAAAACAACAGTCTGAGCACCTGGCGCAAAATCAGTGCCGGGACTGCAGACACGCTGACCACAGCCCGCACGATCAATGGCACCAGCTTCAACGGCTCGGCCAACATCACCACCAGCAGCTGGGGCACTGCTCGCACCCTGAGCTACACCGGCGATGCCACCGGCTCAGGCTCCGTCGATGGTTCGGCCAACGCCTCAATCGCTCTGACGCTGGCCAACAGCGGCGTCTCGGCCGGCAGCTACGGCTCGGCCACGGTGGCGCCGGTGCTGACAGTGGACGCCAAAGGGCGTATAACCGCTGCTTCAACCGCAACCATTGCCCCGGCGTTCAGCTCAATCACCAGCAAACCAACGACGCTGAGCGGCTACGGCATCACCGACGGCTTTAGCAACACCGGCGGCAACGTCTCTGGTGACATCACCATGACGGGCACTGGCGCCATCAAGGTCGCCAACGGCACGACAGCCCAGCGCCCAACACCCGCCTCAGGCCACTTGCGATACAACACAACGCTTGGCTGTCTTGAGGCTTATGTTCAAAGCGCATGGCAAGTCATTGCCAACACCGCGCTGGACTACGGCCTAATCACCACCGCCGCTGACACCACCTTCGACTACGGAGCCTTGGTCTAATGCCTACCGCCGTTCAGTTCCGCCGTGGAACGACCACTCAACACACCAGCTTCACCGGCGCCCTCGGGGAAGTCACCGTAGACACCGACAAAGACGTTGTTGTTGTTCATGACGGCAGCGTCGCCGGCGGCTATCCAATGGCTGGCACGTCAATCGCCCAGACGTTCAGCAAAGCCCAGCGTGGTGCAATCACAGCACTAACCGATGGTGCGACGATCACGCCAGACTTTTCCGCCGCCAACAACTTCAGTGTCACGCTTGGTGGCAACCGCACTCTTGCTAACCCCACAAACATTACCGCTGGCCAAAGTGGCATCATTGTGATCACGCAGGATGGCACTGGAAGTCGCACATTGGCGTTTGGGTCTAACTGGAAATTCCCCAACGGCGCCGCCCCAACATTGACGACAACGGCAAGCAAAGTTGATGTGCTGGCGTACTATTGCGAGTCAGCATCGCGCATTAGCGCACAACTGCTCACCAACCTTGGAGGCTAATGGCCGTTAAATCAAAAGTCGGCACCGCCCGCGTAGAGCACACCCCCGGCAAACCTAAACGCACCCGCCAAGGGCAAGGGCAACACAGCCTGCCAAGTCACGGCAGGAAAAAGATGCGCGGTCAAGGCAAGGGCTAACGGACCAGCGCATAAAATATAGGTAGAGCATTTCCCTGCGGTGAGCCAAACCCCGTCTGACACTAGTTTTTGGCGGGGCGTAAAGCAAGAAGCCGCCGCTGGTCTCGTCGTACTCCTTGCCGGTGGCGCCATCACCGGCATTGGTTATCTCGTCTACACCGTTCCATCGCAGCTGGAGCGCGTTATCCAAAATCAAGAACAGTTCAAAACCCGCGTTGGTGAACTGGAAGACACCGTTAAAGATCACGACGTTCGTATCATCAAACTAGAGTTACGCCGCTAATGGCCGTCGTACATACCACTGACCACGGCGACGGCTACCGCCTGGAACAGTTGATGAACGAACGCGGCGACATCTACTACCGCGCCTGCAAAGACAGCGTGTGCCGTCCCATT